CCAGCAGATCACGGCGCTGTCAGCCGCTGCGGTCACCAGCAAACTACAGCAGATGTCCAGCGGGTTCGTTTACAATAGCCAAAGCCTAGCGCATGAGATCGCCGGAAAATTTACGCCCATTCAGGAAGCGGTCTGGTTTTCTTACCATAAATTCGACCTGCTGCACGACATTTTAGAGGGCAACCAGCGCGACAACACCATCGTCGTTTACAATTACAAGGAAGAACTGGCCGAGTTGCGCCGGCGCTACCCTCATGCCGTGACGATTGACGACCCCGACGCCATCACCCGGTGGAACGCCGGCAAGGTTGAACTGCTGTTGATCCACCCCAAGTCGGCCGGGCACGGGCTGAACCTCCAGTATGGCGGCAACAAGATGGTGCTGATGTCGATCCCGTGGTCGCTCGAACTGTACGAGCAGGTCGTCGGGCGCCTGCACCGCGGCGGCCAGACCGCGCCGGTCTGGGTCTATGTCCTGCTCTGCAACAAAACCATTGACGAGCGTATATGGGCCGGGCTTTATGACAAACGCGCCATATCAGACATGGCCTTGGACGAACTGAAGGGACCGAAAGAATGAACTGGCGGGAATTGAACGCCCGGTTGAGCAGCCTGCGCGAAGACGAGTTGGCCAACCTGATTGAAGAAGAACGTCAGGGCGAGCGCCGCACCACCCTGATGATCCGTATGCACCAGCGGTTCACCGCGCTCCGCGCCATGCGCGAGCGGCGGGAACTGCTTACGTCAACAAGCCCAGCGCCTTAACATACCGCTCGCGCACGTCCACTATGCCGATCAGGCCGCCGTTGATCCGCTGCCGGCACTTGTCCAGCGCGTCAGCGTCGGCCAGTTCGTTGCAGCCGTTGGCGGCCCAGTAGAACGCCGCGCTCTCGGCGGCGCCTTCCTTGGTTTCGATCCAGCTTGGCAGATCATCTACCGGCATACCCATGGTCTGCGCCAGCTTTTCGTAATTGTACCGCCCGGTCGTCTGCATCAGCCCGCGCCCGATGAAGCGCCAGCCGTCGCCGGGGTTCTTGTTCCCCATGCGCCCGCCGTAGGCCGCCTCGGCAATGGCCTTTTGATCCGCCGGATGCGCGTCCGTGCGGCCCACCTCTTCGGCGTATTCGGGCGAGAAGTACTTGGGCCATTGCGCCACCAGCGCAGAGGGCTTGTAGTTCAGGTTCTCGCGGATGGCGCGGCCGCCGTTGCTCTCGTGGCCCGTGTTGGCCAGGAACATGGCGATGCGCTTGGGCGTGATGATGCCGTGCCGGTCGCAGGCGTCGTTCAGCACCGCGGCCCATTCGACCGGATCGGTCCAACCCAAACCCTGCATTAACTTGGAAGTGATCACCTGCGAGCCATCCTATTCATCGCGTCGGTCTTCTCTTTACTGCCGGCGGAGGAGCCAAAGTAGTACGCTACAACGCCGCCCCAAGCCGTGCCAAGAGTGCCCAGCATGATCAACAAGGCCTCAGACCCGCCGTGCTGCGGTAGGCCGTTTTGCAGCATGTAGAACAGAGCGCCGAAGTACCCCGCCGTGATCAACCCGGCCAAAATGCGTGGGGTCCAATCCTTCGCCGCTACCTCGCGGTTGCGGGCGCTGTCACGGTCGGCGTTGGCGATTCGTTCTAGGTCGATGTCCAACTCGCGCATCTTGACCGCGAAGTCCTGCTCGGCGGTCTTCAGCGCCAGAAGCTGTTCCGGTGTGGCCTTGGCCGCGGCCTCAGTCAGTTCGGCCTCGGTGCCGTCTGGCTTGCCCAGCAGAGCCTCAGAAATGGCGCGTGTGGCCATGCCCGCTAGAGGGCCGCCGACGGCGCTGGCGATGGACGGCGCGACCGTGCGGACAAGGTTCAGAAGCTGGTCCATCCTATCGCTCCAACATGAATGTCAGGTTTTGGTGCCGGGGGTAGGTGACAGTCCGCTCACCTTCAGGACACTTGTACTTAATGGTAGCCAACAGCGTCGCCCGTCCTTGGGCGATGGTTTCCTTGTCGGCAATGTCCAGCAGGTAGGTGAAGGTGTCGATCTCAGGGCCAGCGGGACCGGTGAACCGCGTCATGCTCGGCGTGGCCTGGTGGATGACGCCAGCGCCATCGCGCACGGTCACCTCGAACCCTTCGACTGAACAGTCATCGCGCTTCTTGACCCGCGCCACTGTTACCGTAACGGGCTGGCCAATCTTGGTGTCAACGATCCTGAAATGCTCCGGCGCCCACGCGATAATCTCGTTCTTGAACCAGCCAAACTTTTCACCCGCAGAGTAGCCGCCAACAGCCAGCGCGAAGCTGGCCGTCGCAAACTGCACAACAGGCGTCAGCTTGGGCAGTTCCATTACTTGTCGGCCTTACGCTCAAGCCGCTCAAAGATGGCCCGGCACATCTCTTTGATTTCTTGCACGTCTGACTTGTAATCGTCCTTGCTGACGTAGCTTGTATGCAGTTCGCGTTCAATGGCCTTCATGTCGGTTTGCAGCGCCCTGACGCTCTCCCACACCACTTTCATCATCCAACCAATCGCGGCACCGGCGATGCCCACGATGATGTTGTACAAGTCTTGCGTCATGGGCGGCCTCGTCAGCGGGGTGTCATAGCGTTGACGTTGGCGCGCGCCCCTTCAGGGGCCATCGCGTTGGGCGGGCGATTGTCTTCTTCCTCACCGGCGACTGCCCGGCCTGCGGTGCCCGCCATCCAACCTTGCAATTTACGAACTGCCTCGTTTTGCTGTTGAGATGTTCTAAACGGAGACATAAGCGCCGAAAAAAGTTCTGGGTCGGTGACCGCGTCTCTTAAAATGCGTTGCGCGCGGTCTACCGTAAGAAAACGGACAAACTTAGATGCGGCGCTAGACGCTTTTCCTGCGGCCTGTAAGCCGCCTGCAAGCCCTGTGCTGGCGCCTAACTGACCACCAAAACGGGCGGCAAGAATGGTGGCTACAAAATTCAGCACTTTTGCCGGGGCGTCTTCAATGACACCGCCGGGTAGCGACCCCGCGCCGCGCGCGCGTTCCAGCGCCGTCAATTCCGTGCCAATTTGCCGGAGCCGCTGGAGGGCCGGCGGGTCAAACACAGTTTGCAGCGCTGCGGCCTGCTTGGGATCGTTCAGCGCGTCCATAATCGCGCTGCCTTTGAACACCGCCCCGTCAGGCGTTGTTTGCCGCGCGCGAGCAAACAGGTTGTCGACAAACGACCCCCGCAAACCAGCAAGGGCTTTACCTGACGGGTCGCGGTCGACTGACCGCCGCAATGACGCCGCCATCGCCGCCGGGTCGTCCGCGTCAAACACGCGGCTTACCTCTGCGCCCGGTTCGGCGTTGAGGAACCGCGCCACCGCGCTTTCTTGCCGCTGGTCAAGCAGCCTGTCCATACGCTTGTCGCTGCGCTGGCGCAGGCCGCTTTCTACCGTTTCCTGCCGGGCGGCCAATGTTTCAACCTGGCGCTGCGCCGACATGGTTTCTGCAAACCGGTTACGCAACTCGGGGAAACGCTGTAAAAGAGCGTCGTTGCGGCGCATCCAATTAGTGGCGCTTTCCGTTTTAACGCGGCCGTCGGTCGCCACCGCCGCGTTACGGAAAGACCGAGTTAAGTAGTCTTCAATAGCCGCGCGCGTTGCCGGGCTATCGCCCGTTGCCACCTGTAAATCTCGGGCGGCTACCGCGGCGCGCGGGCCGCCGGAGCCTAACAGCGTTTCTAACGTCAGTTCGGGCGCCACCCGAGGTTCCGATCCGCCTGCGGTGCGAGCCAGCGGGGCAACCCCGCCGCCGCGGAAGACCTCGTTCAAGTTGCGGCTAAACTCGCGCGCGACAGCGTAGGGGCCAGCCGTCTCCGGCAGGCTGTTCAGCGCGTCCAGCACGTCGTCCGCAATTCGGCCAGCAATGCGGGCCTCGTTGCGGCGGCCAGCGTCGCGGGCGGTGCGTTCGATGTCCAGCAGTTCGGAGCGCAGCCCCTGCAACTCGGCTGGCGTGGCCGCAGCGCCCAGCCGCGGCGACGCCGACTGCTGCGGAAACGCGCCAGGGTACAGCATGTTAAGCTGCGACATCACGGCGTCGGTCTGTTCGTCGGGCGCTTCGCCACCCAAGAACCGCCTAGCATACGCCGGGATGTTATGGCGTTGCGTGGTGGGCGTCTCCCGCACCAACGCCGCAAAGCGTTCGAACAACGGCGCGGTGTCGATTTGCACGTCGCCGGGGATAGAGTCCCACAACACCCGCTCTTGTGCTCGGGCGGCGTCAAATGCCTTGTCAAACTCTTCGCGGGCGATGAGCGACGCGGCGTCAGCGGGCGCGTTTGGCTCCAGCGCCGCGATGCGCTCTCTGGCTCGCGTTTGCGCCTGCTCGACGCGAGTGTTGAGCGCTTCGGTCAACCGGGTGACGCGGCTTTCCAAAAACGCGCGCGTTTGGGTCGGATCGCCGCCCAACGCGCGGGCTTCTGCCTCTAGCGTTTCCTGCGCCGCAGCGGCCCGCTCACGCAGCGCCTTGGCGATAGCAGGGTTTTCGCCCGCCACCGCTTTTTCAAGCGCCAGCAGCCGAGGTTCGCCGGTGCGCTGCGCCGGCGTTAAGTTACTGATGGTAGGCGCGTCAGCCGCCCTAGACGCCGCTAAAGGGTCTTCGGCCAGCGAAGTAAGCCGCGCCGCCGCGCGCGCTT